TATTAATATTTCTCTTACTCTACTGATGGCATTTGTAAGTCTAGCTCTAACTGAGAAGTCGCCTCCGAATAACTGTGTTGCACCACTTTTAACTGAAGAGATAATTTTACTTGCATACCCAATGTGCCTACTTTGTATTTCCAGCACTCCATCGTTAATGGCAAGACAGCCAGCGAGTCGTAAGAGGTGGTCGTCTTCTCTAGCTTCAAAGCTGGATTGGAAAGGATCGGTATGAGAAGGTCTGGAATTATACCAATTAGTGTACTTTTTAAGTCCTCCTGTTGAGATCCCGATTGATCCCAATACCCTTGCAGCATCGCAACTCTTTGTGAGAGTTCTTTTAATTCGTTCATCTTCACCTTCTTCCCTTTGTTTAGGCCATGCTATTGATTTCTTTCGTGCATCATCTACTACAAATATAACTCTTGAAGTAAATCCACCTTCTATAACACTAGGATTAATAGCTGTTACTAACCATGAAGGTGTTGATGCTGATAAGAAATTAACATAGACGTTGTTGTGTGTTAGTTCTCCTGACTTAATAGTTCCCGGAGATTTTCTTACTTCTGGACAATCATATAAGTCCGTAAGAAGTCCGGGCATTGTACTCATGTATCCTTCTCGTCCCAGTATTGTGACGAGTTCGTTAATTGCAAGAGATGAAACAGCCTTTCCCGATTTGATAGTTTCTTGGTGGAGCAGTATTTCAAGATTCTCTGGACTTGTTTTTCCTGTGATGATGGGACAGTCTTCAGAAATAAGCTTTCTGATAGCACTAATAGCTGTTGACTTTCTTGTTGTGCCACTCTCAGCTGCCAAGATAATATACCAGTTAAGATAAACAAAGCTGTTAGGACGATTAATATATACGGTTCTTCCACAATTTACTCCTATTGCCCAGAGAGCACACCAAAAGTCATAACTCTCTGCTGTTTCTACTACAGACATATACTCCATGTACTGTCCAATGAATGAATCTTTAGGTACTAACTTCTTATAGTTCATGGTCTATATTTATGGTCTATAATTAATATACGTTGCTGTTTGAATAGATGATTAGTATTTGTTTCGGGAGCATAAGACATTTCTTGTGAGATTAACTTGGCCGGTATATCATGCTTATCGTAGTCTCTAAGTCTTGCACCAACTATACGACAAGGTACACTAATACAACCATCTACTAATAGGGTTAGATTAAAAGACATACGATCCTTATCTTCAAACATCTTCTCTAGTATTTGAACACAACGATTCTGCTTTCTAATCAAAGACCCAAACTCTTTAAACATATCAAGATGTTCTACATGATAATGTATATGTTGATTAGAAATACTAAGGCCAATCACTACATCAGTTGAGTCTCCATCAATAGCTGGTTGAGATAGGTCTCTCTTTTTTATATATTTTTCAACGTACTCCATCTATGTACTCCCTGTTCGTCTGGTTGTGATTGTTTGAAATCTGTACCTATACTAACTGCTTCTCCTCTAATCATAATGGGAGCTTCAGCATGTTGTTTCATAATCTTTTGTACTATGGTAGCTGACTCTGGTTTGTGTATGGCGATCAACGCATCATGTACATTGAGTAACATACGAGCATCTTCAGGCCATTCAGGATCATCATGACATTCGTATATAACACTAGATACTTTGTCACCAATAGTAGACTGTGGTTTGAAAGCAATAACTGAATCAAAGCTTTCTTCTGTAAGACGTTCTAACCATATAAGTCTACGACCTAGTGGAGTAAACAACATACGATCATTACGTACTTCTTTGATAGTGTCTGCCCAACCTTTCTGTATTTCTGGAAAGGCACGATGATAAGATGCAAAGGCTTCGTATGCTTGCTGCATTGGTATGTTACATACTTCTGCTAACTTAGGTGCTTGCATCCTATAGTTAAGACCATGAACACAACGCTTGCCTAAGTATCTAATCGTTGGTTTAAGATCATCATCCCAATCACCACTAGGTACATCGTCATAGTCACATTTGAATATACGTGCAGCATTACCTCTATGTACATCGAAGCCATCTTCTGTTTCTGCACGTTTGAAATTTTCTATAAGACCTTGGACACCCCATATGTATGCAACAACTTTAGCTTCTGCTTGTCGCAGATCAAAGTAACTAAGCATGTAACCATCGTCTGCAATGAACATAGGATAAGCACGATGAGGTTGGTTCTGCAAATTCATGCCACTACCCCATAAAGTTTTACTACTACTTAGTCGCCCAGGTGCCGATTGCACACCGAATTGTTTATACTCACAACGGATACGATGATCGGGATCAGCTTTCTGTGTAGCATATGTACTATAGAACTTGTGCTCAGTAAGATAATCATTGAGTACTATTAATAACTCTTTCTTTTCTGGAGATGTTTTGGGATTGTCGATCATACGTTGACGATTATCTTTGTTAGTACTACTACCTCTGCCTACTAGACCTAAGTAGTTAAAGAATAACTCTTGTAATTGTTTGGGAGATTTAGGGTTGGGTACAAAGCTACGATCACCAGTAAGCTTGAGTACTTTTTTGTGGAAGTCTTTGAGTTGATCATCTAATTCTGATTTGAGTTCTGTTGCTATTTTATCTTTTAGTGAAATATCAGCTAGTACACCACCGACTTGCATACGTACTAGGTGAGACTGTAGTCGCTGCACATGAGAAAAGTAGAACTCATTTAGTTTTTGGCTGATTAATTCTTTATGTAATTGTTTATGCACAGCCCATGTAATACAACAATCTTTGACATTGTAATGCCAGAACTGATTGATGTTACCTCCTTCGCGCCAAGTTTTACCTTCATCTTTGTAGTATGGATGATCAGTATACTGGGCAGTTAAGTAACCTAAGTTATGTGGCATACTAGGGTACAAAGTATGATGAGCTAATAGAGTATCGAACCATAATTCTGGAACACGTATTCTATCTTTGAACCATAACCAACCACAGTCAAACGAACCGTTTTGTGCTATGAATTTATTACTTTTATTATGAAAGAATCGTTGGATTCTATCACGCAGAAGTCTTTCTTGTTGTAGATCGTACCTGTTTTTAGATCCGTCGCGGAAGTTAATGCATATTCCTTCATAGGCATTGTTGGCAAATCCAATACAGGCTGTTTCGTTGGCAATAATTTCGATATCAAAAGCAATTGGTTCACTGTCTCGCTCAAGCTTATCGATATATCTGATAGCTTCGTCATAACTTGGGTTAATGATTCCGTTAATATTATGTTGTCTGAATTTTCCATCCATTACTCTCCTGAGTTTAGCTAAGTCAAATCTGTACATAGGTTCCATAGAAAGATTACGTAAGATATGTCCGGGTTCATTAGATACAATTACTTTAACAACACGTTGTTGTCTACCTACCTTACAATCAAAGACAGAACCACGCCACTTGGTAATACCTTCTTCATTAGTTAAAGCATGTAATGCAAAGTTGCCAAGACAAAGAATGTATTTAAGATTGGGTAAGTGATCTAACTCCCATTCTAATAAGCCTTCCCAATGTTCTATCTCTGATTTTTTAACAGGACTTTTGGCATCTACTTTAGAAGACATAGATGTTTGCTTTTTTACCACGTTAGTAACATAACAATCTGATCGTTCTATATTTAATGGACGTAGTGTGTCCCATAGTAGTCTACCACGACCACCTACCATAGGCATTTTCATTGCAGCTTCATGTTCATTAACAGCTTCACCAATGATACAGATCTCACTATTAAGATCGCCCCATCCTAAACAGTTAACAGTTAACAAACAGGCTTTAGCCCTAGTAGTAAACTCGCGCATAAGCCATGCTTCTGATACTGTATCAGCCATATTAAATTCCTTGTTCGTCTTGTTCTGCTGCAATGGCAGCATAACCAGCTATATCTACGTAGTTATCTTTATGAAATAATGGATGTTTAGCTCTTGCAATTTTTAGCAATATCATCATAAGAGCTACATCTTTATTATGTAAATTAATACCTACACCTAAATACATAGACCATAAAGAAGCAATAAGTTCTAAATTTTCTGATGCTTCTCCATATGCTTTCTCTCTTGTTCGTACTATAGCTAGTGCTTCAGATAATATGTCTAAATTTCCATCAGTATCTGTCATATTACTTATCTCCTTTTTTATATAAGCTAAGATTGAGACTTTTAGAGTCAGTGATAACAGTAACATGACTCTTTGCTCTGCTGATTGCTGTATAGAAATTCTTTCTATTAAGTAAGTAAGACCTAGATCTATTCATGATATAACAAACACGATCATACTCACTACCTTGTGACTTGTGAGTAGTGATAACATAAGCAAGGTCTAAATCTTTTTGTGGGTTCATATAGTAAGTACCATGTCTACCTTCCATCTCTAATGACACTGGTATATCTATATCTTTGTCGCCAAAGTCTACAATAATACCACCATTATCTAAGAACTTAGTAATGATACCTGTCTCTCCATTGAACACACCGATAGCATAGTTGTTAACAGTAAAGATAACTTTGTCACCTATATAGAATCGTTGCTCTTCAATGTTGCTCCACTTCTGACGTTCAGCAAGGATATAATCTTTGTTTCCCGGCTGCAGTAATTGTTGAATGGCAGCATTAAGTGCTTCACAACCTACCCAACCTACTTTGGTAGGTGAAATGATTTGATTAGTAGTAATGCCATAGTCAATTTTGTTTGTTAAATTTTCTTGGATAAAGTCTAGTATAGTTTCTACTGGTTCATCACTAATCTTAATAGCAAAATCTTCTTTCTTTAATGGTACAGTACCTTCTATGATACGTTTGCCATTGAAGATGATGTTACTATCACCAGCTTGTCGATGAATAGTCTGCAACTTAATGCCATCAAATTTATTTAACATCTTAATGAATGGGGAGGGTTCTTTGGCTAATCTTTTATTAGTTTCAATAGGTTGTAATTGATTAGCGTCACCGAACATACGAATGATACCGCCACAAGGCATGGCATCTAACAAGTTACGATGTACTTCTACATTAACCATAGCATACTCATCTACGAGTATAACTTTTGCATCTAATGGGTTGTTACGATCACGTTTAGGATCGGTAGTGATTAATGTTTTACCTGTTAATTCGTCACGTTCACCGGGGTGAGGGTATTCTAATAACCTGTGAATGGTCATTGCTGGAATACCAGTAGCTTCTGTAATACGTTTGGCTGCTTTACCTGTTGGAGCACATAAAACAACTTCACGATTTTGTTCGTACAAAGTACGATAAACATTTTGTAGTATGGTGGTTTTGCCTGTGCCAGCTGCACCTGTGACAGCTACTATTCTTTTCTTTATATCACAACACTCATCAACAGCTAATTGTTGAGTATCATCTAATATAATTTCATTGCTATCTGTTTCTGTTGGCT